TTGCGGTTTATTCTCCAATATTCATTCCTACAATCCATAGAACAATATTGATGAATTGTATTGTGACTTTGGGGCTGAAACTCATTTCCGCATTGTAAACAATTTCTATGTATTCCACTGCCTTTATTTGAAGCTTTCTTTTTTAATGAAAACAAGGTGTCGGTTAACAGCAGTTCTTCTGCCTTAATCCATTTATTTCGACCATCTCTAAAAACAAGTATTTTATGCTCATTAGTTACTACTAACTTATGTGTTCTATTTTTTCTATATTCGCAAACTATTTCAATTAAATTTGGAGATTGAATAGCCAATTTCTTAAATGTTTCAAGTACTTTATGGTATTCTCCTGTTTGTGTTAATACCATATCTCCTTTTTTAATTTGACAAATAACCTTATACCCTTTTCCTCCTTGTACTTTTATGTTTGTCTTTCCATCAAAAATACAAGCGTAGTCAACTGCCGTGCCAACAAACACAACTTCATCTTGTATAGGACTTTGTATTTTTCTAAATGTATTAACATCATGATTAGCAGGTGGTATTTCTTTTGCATATTTTGAAGGATCTTCAAGTTCATCACCACCACCTTGAAATTGTGTATTGATAGATGCTGCTAAATATCCATATTTTCTCGCGGCTAATTCTTTGGCATTTCCTTCAACAATCAATCCTACTTCATAGATACTTTTATTTATTACTTTTTTACCTAGTATTTTTACAATAGACCCATCCCATTTCTTTTTTAAATCAATTCTTGTCATACTCATGATAATCTGTCCAAGTTCATAGTCACTATTTCGTTAAGATTCATATAATTATTTTGAAATCCCATAGTGTTATATATTTCATTATTATAGGATACTGTTTCAATAACAGTTCCACCACTAGGGTCATAAGTATTAAATATATAAGTTCCATACTCGAAACAAAGTATATGTGAACTATTCATTGAATACTTATCATAAATATATTTATTGGTACTTGAATTCTGCCATAATGCACACAAAGGAAGTATTGTAGTAGTTGTAGTGACAGTAGCTCCACCCATTCCATCATTCGTGGAAATAGTTCGTATTACTGAGACACCGTTGACTATATTCAATAAATCCTTTAATGCCATTTTACTTTCCCTTGGTCTTGCTCGCCTTAATAACAATTGGCTTTGTACTAGTCTTCTTAGCTTTAATCATCTTTGTAAACTTTGCTCTTGCGGCTAACTGTGCCGGACTGGCTTTCTTTGCCATTTTTTACTCCTTTTACTCTTTATTCAGACTTAAAAATTAGCCTATTCTACGTGTCTTCTCATCAAACCTGTATATTCCTAATATGTCACATTAACCTAGCAATATTATATTTTTCTAATTTCTCTAAAATTTCCATCGGATAACCATATGTACCTGTATCTCCACTATAAGATTCTGATAATGGTCCCAAACTTCTTGATCTTATTCCAGGCATTTTTTTATTTCTCAATTCAGCATCATAATAAATCATTTCTGATGCAATTGCCTTTATATCAGTAGTCCATCTAACCACTCCAAAATACACAATATTACCTAGATTCAGATTATATGCTTCATCATATACTGTATATCCTGATGCTATTGTGGCAGTACTATCTACAAAGGTGCTAACTTGTAGACAGCCTTCATTTCGCAATGATTTATATATTAGAATATTATCACCATCTTTGAAACCGAACTCAGACCAAGTATTTTGATCTATTATAATCGTTCCAGCCGTTTGATTGAAAGTAGCAGTACAATTCACTTGCATAATATCAGATGTAAAATAATTATTAGTAATTAAAGGTATTCTTTGTTCAATTACTTCAATCCATTTCCTTGACAAAATAGTTCCAGATGTTGCTGTTATATTTGGTTGAAAATTTAGTAATTCTGAAACCGATAATATTGTTGCCACGTTATTTCTTCTTTTTTCTTAATCCAGCCAAAGTATTTGCGAGTACTGCTTGTTTCTTTATTTTTGCAGTAGCCTTAGAACCTTTCTTCAAGATTTTCTTTGCTAATGCATTTGTAGATACTCCTGCCTTTTTAGACTTTTTAGAAAAGGCTCCAGGAGTCTGTATAGCACCTTGAATCCAATTCTTTTTAGTTGCCATTATTATTCTTCCTTATGTAAATAGCAGATCAAGTAAAGGGTACTAATATTTATCATATTTTCCCCTATTATTTAATTTAATTATTCCCAAACATTAGGTTCTTGAAAAGCCAACCAAGTAGTAGGACCAGCTCCAGTCTGAGTAAATACAATTGCACCGGCAGCATTAAGGAATCTGGCAGTTTCAAAGCCCTGTCCACCAATCATTACAGTGGCAGCAGTGCCAACTGTAATAGAATAGGCTCCTTGACCAATTTCAGAGAAATTAGCTCCGGCACCTAGAGAAAGAGTTACACTAGCCGTAGAGGAAGCATTGGCCACATATACCATTAACGAATTGGTATCAAGGGCACCTTGGGCAGTAGTCGCGGAAATAGTCATTGTCTCCGAAGAAACAATGGTTCCTGATGCAGCAGTTCCGGCAACTCCGGTTAATACTACAGTGGTAGCTTTTAATGTCGCGTTAGCCATTTATTTTCCCCCCTTTCCTTTAACCCGCAGCTTCGGCGAGATACATAGTAAGAAGGGACTCAGGACGAGTTACCTTGGCACCATATACATAAAGGCCACGAGCGGCATCGGCAAAAGTAGTCTGGAGTCTGAGAGCTTCAATTTCAGAAACCTGACCACCATAACTAATAGCAGTCCTATCACCACACATTACTCGATACTGTGTAGCATTGTTAGAAACGTTATTTGACTCAAAAATATCAAACCCAAACGCACGACCTACCCAACCTGCAACAATTGCCCCATCATCCATAACCTTAGGAACTGCAATAGCGGAAATGCCACCGACTTCGGCGAGGACTAATTTCTGGACAAGCCACGGTGGAAGAGTGATCCATCGACCAACGGTAGGGACATTGGCTTCACCAAGATAACGCTGGGCATAACTAAGGGTTTCAATTACGTTCCCGGAAGATACGGAAAGACTTGAACCACTTGAACCAATATAAGTAGTAACAGTTGGAGTAGCCCCTGCCTGAGCATAAAGACCAGCAATAAACTGATCGATAGTATCACCAATTCGATACGCGGCATCACTCATTGCCCCATCCATAACCTTAGGTTGGGTCTGAGCCTTATCAATATCATCAATCTTAAAAGAAAAACTTGAAGCCTGATCGATGATAAGAGTCTTCTGAGCACTGGTAAGGGTCTCATAAGTAATAGTAGCATTCTTGGTATAACTATTTACAGTTACAGGGCCAATTTCATTAATATGTACAGTATCACCATAATTAAAAAGTTCTTCAACAAAGTTCTTATTAGTTAGACCACCAAAAACTAGAGCTTTGCGGAGTTTAACAAATAATGTCGCACTCCACATCTCAGGAATAAAATTCTCTAAACCCATAATACTTCTCCTTTATTTAACTAGTAGCATTACCAGCATCACGCTGTTCGGCTTGTTGTTTGAAAAAAGCAAATCTTTCTTCTTTTGACATGCTCTTAAAATCAGGTCCATTATCGTTCTGTTTTCCATTGCCAGGCTTAGGTACAACTGCTAATCGAGCATTGACTTCTTTTTCAATATCCTTTTGCTTCTGTTGCTCATAAGCAGTCATTACATTTACTGCATGATCGAAACTAGGAAATGGAATACCCTTTACAATATCAATTGGTATATTCCTTTTAGCGGCTTCTGTAGTGATCTGATTATCTAATCGTTCCCGTTCCCATTCATTTTTCATTTCCTCTTGTGATTGGCGCATTTCACGAATCTGACGTTGCTCAGGAGTTTCAGCTGGATTAAGTCTTAGCATCTCGGCGGTAATGCCAGCTTTAATTGCGGCCTCAACCTTGGGCTTCTGTTTTTCATCGTGAGTCTTAATAGCTTCAGTTACTCTCGAATCAATCATCGGCTGGACAATTGCCTTGCCCTCGGTGGTATTTAAATATGCCCCAACAAGTTCAGGATTTAATGGATTGTCTTTAGTCAATGATTCAATATAAGTAGCAACTTCTGCATCATCCTTATTATCTTCAAAAAACTTCTTAATCTCTTCTAAAGTCATTTCTTTTTCTCCTTAGATCCCAGTTTTGAATTGCGTAAAGTATTGCCCTTACTTACTGGTATCTTTTTAATAATACTGTTTTTAGGTGGACGGCCTCTTCCTCGTTTCACTTCAATTACATTGTTTTTTTCTACCTTAACTATTTCTTTCTTAACTAATACTTTGGGCTGTGGAAGTTTGATTGGGGTCTTTTCAACAGTCAATCCTTGATTATGCAAGGAAGCCTGTCTATTTTCCCTGGCCTCTAATTTCCTTTGCCTTAATTGATTCATTTAATTGTTTCTCCTTTTTGTTTCTAAAATAAAAATGACCCTATACGGATTTTCTCCGCAAGGGCCTTCGGTTTACCGATTGGCTTTTACTATCTATAAGCTATTATATAACATCTATAGAAAAATGTAAAATACTATATTACTCCTTCTTTTTCATCTGAAAATGCTCGTGATCCATCGTAGTTTTCTTAACATCTACCACCTGCCCATTATTAACTATAAATTGTATTGCCACTTCTCCCCATTCCTTTTTACTCAATTCTTGTTTGACCCATTCAAGATAACTATTAATACTTGTCCCTGTAGTACTTGTCATTTTGTCCCCACTAACATTAATCTTTTCAATTCAACATATTCCTTTCTCAATTCATCTTCCTTGAATAGAATCTTTTCTTTCACTCCTTTCAATATATCATTTAATTCAGACAATTGATATTGCTTATTATCACGATCCATTATCAATTCAATCATTTCTAATTCCCTATCCTGAATCTTTTCCAATTGCTTTATTAATTTATTCACTTCTTAACCTTTTTCTTTTTAGACTTTTTTACCTTGGCAGTAGATAAGGCGATAGCGAGCGCCTGCTTGTATGGCTTTCCATGACTCATCTCTGTTGTAATATTTGGACCTATATTCTTCTTTCCTTTTTTCAATGGCATAATCAATCCCCAGAAGTCATTGTCATATAATATGGAGCATTAATACCTAAATACTTTACATTACTACCATTCATCATTGGAATCATAGTACCATTGATATCTGCGCCTTTGTTCAATTGCTTTGCACAATCCTTACAACCTTGTTCATGTTGCTTCATCATATCAGTATGCCCCATCATCATAATTTACTCCTTTTAATTTTGAATCCAGTCTGGATGATACTGATTAACATAATCAGTATAATTTTGATACTCAATAACTCCTTCGGCTCTCGTCCTCATCAATTGTGGTTCATATCCATCTATTTGAAATCTTGTATGACATCGACAATTACAACGTTCCGAAGCTCTTAATCCTGGATAACCAGGATATGGTGCCCATTCCCCACCAGGTCCTAATGCAAAGCTTCCATCAGGCATAATCCACCCATCTTTACCATCTTCTACAATTCTTTTTGCCCCATCCATTCTACCATGATCATATCTAGTTCTAAAATCTTTAGTAGCGCTCCAAACTTCACTACCTTGTATTCCATTATCAATTGCTCTTTGATATACTAATGACTGTCCAGCATTAACCGCCGTTTGTGATTCAGTCCTAGTTATCAATATTGCACTACTATATATTTTAGTTATTGCTATTTTCAAATCACTAGCCATTTGATTATATGATTTGCCTAATGATAATCCATTCAATAGTACTGCACGTATTTTCTTCTTAGCTTCTAGCGGATAATTCTTTAAAGCATTCTGTAATTCAATATTCTTAGGATTAGTTATATCAAATGCGCCTAATAATGTTTTTGTATTAACCAATCCCCATGATAATCTCAATCCTGTAGTTTGATCTATTGCCCATGCATATTGGAAAAAACTTTCTTGAAATTGACTAGGAAGTAAATGTTTAATAGTTGCTATATTACTTTTTATAGCTGGATCTAATGAATCTAAAATCTGATTTTCCATAGTAGAATATTTGTTATATGCAGTCATTTGCGCACGAGTTAATTTTCCATTAATAGCATAGAGATTATAAATTTTCTTCAATACCCCATAAATAATAGTCAATGAGTTTGATAATTGTTTTTGAATAAGCTTAGAATACTTTGCCTCCCTATCCAATAGAGATTTATAGGCAGTATTCTCAAACTTTGATAAATCCATATTTTATTCCATTGTCTTTATTGCTTGATGCAAAAATGTAGCAAATTGTGAAACTATCTTTTCATTCTTCCTCAATTCAACTTCATCCATAGTCCCAAAAATATGATGAACTAGTTCATGGAAAAATACCCATTCCTTATAATCATTGGAATATGTTCCGTCCTCCTTTAACTCTATCTTGCTTCTTGCATAAAATGCCATGCCATCACAATCATTTCCTTCACCCGTTATCTGTTTAACCTTTTCTACAGTTATTATACTTCCACCCAATTGAAACTTTGAAGGTATTTTCAATTGAATAGGAATTACTAAATTGGAAACTGTTGCCATTTATCTATCCATCTAAAGATATTCATTTATTTCCGCCATCCTCAGTGACAATATTAATCTTCTTATTTTCTTCCACATGATATATTTCATCCAATGCATTATTTATTGCCATCCCACCGGCTTCATATAATACTCCATAAGCATCAGAATCAAATCCCATCTTATCATAAATCAAATATCTGAATGTGCCAATATCCTTGATAAGTTGCTCAAATACCCATGCTACTTGTTCAACAGTTGGCTTAGTCATTTTTTCTTAACCCTGATAATAGCCATTCTATAAAACTATTTAATCTTTGAATAGACTCATCTAATGTC